TTGATAAATTTAGCAACGCAGTTAATTACATACCAAGATCTTTCCCATGGATAGATCCGCTAAAAGAAATGCAAGCAAATGTTCTGGGCCTACAAAATGGAATCGTAAATTTTTCAGAAATTGTTTCCAGCTACGGAAAGGATGTAGAGGAAACCTTCGAGCAGCACCAAAAAGAAAAAGAAATGGCGGATCAATATGGGATCTCAACAGCCTTCCAGCCATTCGGTAATAAAGCCCCAGTGCCAGCAGAAGTTGAGGGCGGAGATCCAGATGAACAATAAAACAAGTTTCAAAAGGCAATTAAGCCAGATGGAAAACATCCCAGCGAGGTAAGCATGGAATTTACAAGTAATAATCCCATCCTCAATGAATTAGAAACAGATTCAGAAATTGAATCTGTAGAGGTCAGCGAGGGTGTTGTAGAGGATTTAGATAGATTATTCAGCGATGAGGTTTCTTATCGTACTGTTGATTTGTCCAGAGCTTCCTACATAGACGAAGAAAATAGAAGGGTTCGTATAAGCGTAAGCTCAGAAGAACCAGTTGAGAGATCTTTTGGAAAAGAGATTCTTTCACATAGGGCAGAGGACATAGATATGACATTTATGGATTCTGGTAACGCTCCTTTGCTTATGGATCACAACATGACAAAGCAAATAGGCGTTATTGAAGAATTTAGGTTAGACGAAGCAGCGAAAAGAACAACTGCTGTGGTTCGCTTTGGAAAAAGTGAGCTTGCTCGTGAGGCCTTTCAAGATGTAGTTGATGGAATTAAATCCAACATAAGCGTGGGCTATTCAATTACTAAAATGGAACGACAATCAGATAAGGAACATGGCGAATACTTTAGGGCTTCTTTTAAGCCAGTTGAAGCCAGCATTGTTTCTGTACCAGCAGATTTATCGGTTGGGGTTGGGCGTTCTGCAACAGAATTAAATAAAAAACAGGTAACACTAAAAATGGAAAACGAAAAACAAGAAATAAATCTTGATGAAGTTAGATCTATAAGTGCCGATGAAGCAAGAAAAGAATTTGCTAAAAACTCAAAAGAGATTTTAGATCTTGCTGCTAAACACAACAAAAGAGATTTAGGCAATCAAGCAATAGGCAGTCAAATGTCAGTCGAAGAATTTAGAGGGCAGTTATTAGAGCAAATTTCTACTAGCACTCCAATAGATTCTGGAAATGAAATTGGACTAACTGAAAAAGAATCTCAAAGATTTAGTTTAGTCAAAGCAGTTAGAGCTTTAGCTAATCCAACAGATCGCAGAGCGCAAGAAGATGCAAAATTTGAATTTGAATGTTCAAATGCTGCAAGCCAAGCTGAAGGTAAAACTTCACAGGGCGTTATGATGCCAGCCGATGTTCTAAGAAACTGGACTAGAGATCTAAACACAGGCGATGACGCTTCATTAGTTGCTCAAGACTACAAAGGTGGATCATTTATTGATGTGCTTAGAAACTCATCCTCTGTAATGGCCGCTGGTGCGACATTGCTAAATGGACTCCAGGGAAATGTTGTTATACCTAGAAAAACAGCAGGTTCAACCGCTGCTTTCCTAGCAACTGAAGGTGCTGCTGCTGGCGAATCTGAATTTACTTCAGACTCAGTAACTATGACTCCAAAAGTTGTTGGTGCATTTTCAGATGTAACAAGATTGCTTTTAGGCCAGTCTGCTTTATCAGTAGAAAACTTAATTAGAGATGATCTAATGAAAGGAATTGCAACTGCAATTGATACTGGTGCATTACTTGGTTCTGGAACCAATGGAAACCCTCGTGGAATTCGTAACACTACTGGAATTAACACATCTACATTTGCTGCCGCAACGCCTACATGGGCTGAGATCGTAGCAATGGAAAGTGCAATAAGTGGCGATAATGCTTTATTTGGTACCTTGCGATATATTTGCAGGCCATCTGAGTTTGGCACCATGAAAGTAACTTCTAAAGATACTGGTTCTGGACAATTTATTGTCAGCCCAGATAACAGCGTAAATGGTTACGAAGTAATTAGATCCAACCAGGTAACTGCTGGTGATTTCTACTTTGGAAACTTTGCTGATCTATTGGTTGGTTTCTTTGGTTCGCTTGATATAAATGTGGATCCTTATTCACTCTCAAGCACTGGATCAGTCAGAATTGTAGCGTTGCAAAATTGCGATACTGCGGTAAGACATCCAGAGTCGTTTATCTTATCTAACGATGGGTAAATTTCACTAATGATGAAATGGAATGGGGGCGGAAACGCCCCTACCTTAAATATGGAAAAATTTTTAATAATTCAAGACACTGTTTGCAATAGCAAAAGAGTCAAAGCTGGTGATGTAGTTGAGATCTCAGATTATGAAGGTCGTATGCTAATCGCTATGAAAAAAGCCGAGCGTTTCGTTGAGAAACCTAAAGCTAAACAGCAAGATCGCAGCGTAGGATTAGAAAAATCCGAAACTAAAGTTTTAAAGAAAAAATCTAAGAGCTAACAATGGCTCTTGAAAGTCTCAGTGATTTTAGCTCTTATGTTGATAGCAGCGTAGGATTTGGAGTTACTGGCACTTTTTTTGAAGTGCAAGACACTTTATGGGATACCAGGCCAGGGCTAATTGATACCTGGTTTGATATTGACTCTGGGGCAAGCCAGATTATTAACTTGCTAATGGATGAGGATTATTTTTCAATCCAAGGCAACAGCGTTGCAGCTGAGGGTTTTCAACCCAAAGCTACTATAAGAGCCATTGATGCTCCTTACGCATCGCACGCTGATAGATTGATAGTAGATGCAATTACAACAGACCAAGGCACTGTTATAAGGCCAGCAACAACATATTTAGTTGTTGAGGTTCAGCCAGATAATGTTGGCATGATAACTCTACTTTTAGAGGCGGCATAATGAGCCAGATTAGATACGAAACAGAGGCAGATATGGCCGCTTATTTAGATCCAAATTTTGGTCATGGATTGCAGGCCACCTACACCAGAAATGGCGTGAACACTTCAATAAATTTAATATTGAACGAAGAATTTTTAGAGCTTGATGATGGATCTGGTGTTGAATCCGCAACGCCTATTGCATATTGCAGATCTGTAGATATTTTAAATGTCTCCCAGGGAGACACTTTGGCCGTAAGTGCATATAAAGATGTTGATGGCAATATTTTAAAAGCGGCAAGCAGTTATAAAATTGTGAATGTACAAAAAGACAACAAAGGCTTCACGGCTTTAGTGTTAGAGGCGAACTAATGGCAAATCATGTTAGGCAACAGATCCGCAATCAAGTTGTAACTCAATTAACAGGTTTAACAACCACAGGATCTAATGTATTTGATTCCAGGGTTTACCCTTTAGAAGATGGCAACCTGCCAGCGATTTTGGTTTATACAAAATCCGAAACAAGCGAGCCAATAGAGATTGGCCCAAACAGAACAAGTGAAAGGATCCTTAGCTTAAATGTTGAGGCCTATGTTAAGAGTACAACTAATTTTGAAGATACTCTGGACACTATTTGTAAAGAAGTAGAACAAGCAATTGCAGCAGATCCCACATTATCTGGGAAGGTTAAAGATTGCTACATAGAATCTACTGAAATTGAATTTAATGCAGAGGGGGAACGGCCTTTGGCGTTCGGAACTTTGGTTTTTTTAACTAGCTACTATGTCCAGGAACAGAATCCAGATGTGGCAGTTTAACCAGGAGTAAATTATGAAAATGATTAGCCCAGATGGTTCGAGTTTTATAGATGCACATCCAACTAAGGTTGAGTATCTATTAAAAAAGGGTTGGAAAGGAGAAGCAACCCAGGAAATAAAATCTTCTCCAAAAAAACAGGCGAAAGCCGAGGTAAAAGAAAATGGCAGTGCATAAAGGCTCCGAAGGGGCAATTAAAATTGGCAGCAATACTGTAGCGGAGGTTAAATCTTATGCTCTGGACGAAAGTGCGGACACGATAGAAACTACTTCCCTTGGCGATGCTGCTCGAACTCACCTAGCATCTTTAACATCATTCTCTGGTTCAGTAGATTGTATGTGGGATGAAACTGATACTAATGGCCAAGTAGCTTTGGCAGTTGGATCTACAGTTACTTTAGAATGGTACCCAGAAGGAAGTGCATCTGGTGCAACTTACTATAGTGGCAGCATAATCGTAACTGGTAAAAACATTACAGCTAGTTTTGATGGGCTTGTTGAAGCATCAATAGCCGTCCAGGGAACTGGTGTAATTACAACCGCAACAGTATAAAAAATGTCAGTAATAGATAACGCAGTAAAACATTTTGATGCTCAAGATGTGAGAGTAACGCTCGTTCCAGAATGGGGCGAAGAATCAGAGCCGTTAAAAATATACAGCAAGCCATTAACGCTAAGTGAAACATCCAAGCTCTATAAAATGAGCCAAAGTGATGATCTTACAATGATGGCTTATGTATTAATTTATAAGGCACTAAATAGCGAAGGGGAAAAGTTATTTGATATTGGCGATAAAAATAAACTTTTAAATAATGTTGATCGAGAGGTGTTAATTAGAGTGGCCCAAGAAATTATGGGGCAAGAGCCTATTGAGGAAACAAAAAAGGACTAACAGAGGATGCTAATTTATTTCTGCAATACAGCCTTGCAGATAAGCTAGGCAAAACCTTAGAGGAATTGCAGCAAATTAGTGTTCAAGAATACCAGGGCTGGATTGCATATTTAGAAATCTTGGAAGATAGAAGGAAGCATGGCAAATAAAAAAGTAAAGATTGAACTTACAGCTGTTAACAAAACTCAAGCTGCTTTTAAAAAAGTAACTTCTGGTTTAAAAACAGTTGGAGGTGCTGCTGGATCTGCTGCAAAGGGCGTGGCTGGTATTGGCCTTGCTGCCGCTGCTACCGCAACAGCACTTGCTGTTTTAGTCAACAAATCTTTTCAATACATTGATACCCTAGATAAAACTTCCAGAAGAACAGGAATTGCCACAGATACACTGCAAGCATTTTCTTTAGCCGCTATTGAATCTGGATCCTCAACTGAGCAAGCATTTAAAGGGTTAGAAAAATTCAGCAGATCTATGGGTGATGCTGCAAGTGGCCTAAAAACCCAGGCAGATATTTTTAAAGATCTTGGCATAAACATTAGGGATTCATCTGGAAAGATGCGTAATTCTACTGTACTTTTATTTGAAGTAGCAGAAGGCATTAAAAATTTAGGATCGCAAGCTGAAAGATCGAGGGTGCTTGCCAACTTATTTGGTCGAGCTGGGATCCAGATGAGTGAAGTTTTTAGAGATGGTGCTGAAGGATTAAAAAGATTTAATGAAAGAGCCAGAGAACTTGGAATAATTTTACCAGATCGAGTTATTAAAAATGTAGCTAAATTTAACGACCAATTTTCAGTTTTAAAATTACAAATTGGAGCTGTTGGAAACAACATATCTGGTGCCTTAGTACCAGCCTTCTCAATGATTGTTAGCGAGCTAACAAATATGCTAACAAGCACCAATGAGGCTGAGGGTGGATTTGATAATTTAGGAAAAAATATAGCAATAAGCATAATGCAAGGCGTAAAAGTTGCAGTGCTTGCAGTCCAAGAATTGTTTAGAGAGGTAGAGCATCAATTTTTAACATTCGCAGCAAGCGGTGCTGGTAAATTATTTGGTTTTGAATTAGATCCAATCCAAGAGATGCAAGTTGAGCTTATAAATGCACAAAGGGAAGTGGATCACATAAAGCGTCAAATGTCGGAAGGTGTTGACTCATTTTTTGGCAATGAAATTACAACTCTTGATTTGTTGGCTGGCAGTTTGTTTGAAGCAGAAAATGCTGTTGCAAAAATAAGAACTGAACTTGGCGGTATGTTACCGCCAGAAAAAAGCACAGGTGTATTAGATTTCTTAGATAGAATGATTGAATCAGTTAGAATTGGTGGCGATGAATGGAAAGTGTTATTGGAAGAAGGCACAAATGCCGTAACTGATTTGGGTAGCCCATTAGATGCTTTTATTACCAAGCTAACTGGCCCAGGTGGTTTAAAACTTTCTATTGAATCCGCAGCCGTATCATCAATGAAAAAATTTGAAGATACTATTATTGATGGCCTTAAAAATGGCAAATTTGCCTTTAAAGACTTTGCATCATTTGTTGTTGAGCAATTATTAAGAATAGCACTCCAGCAAATGGTTATTGCTCCAATGGCTAAATCATTATTTGGCGTAATCCCTTCATTGGATGGCGGTGGATATACTGGAATGGGATCAAGGGCAGGTGGCGTAGACGGCAAAGGCGGCTTCCCAGCAATACTACATCCCAATGAAACTGTAGTGGATCACACTAAAGGCCAGGGAACTGGTGGTGGTGCAAACATAACTTTTAACATCCAGGCCAATGATTCTTCTGGATTCGATGAGCTTTTAAACAGCAGAAAACAAATGATTACAGCAATGATAAATAACGCCATGAACAATCGTGGCAAAATGGGGGTGGTGTAATGAGTGGCTCTTTTCCAACAACGCCAAAATTTAGGGCCATAAACTTTCAAGACAACAGGCCTACATTAGTTAATCAAACTTTATCTGGCAAAAAATCAGCCAGGCAAATTGGCGGCCAATATTTTTCATTCACAGTACAAATGCCAGCAATGGCTCAAGAAAATGGCCAGAAGATTTTTGCATTTTTGCAAAAACAAAAAGGAGCTTTTGAAAACTTTACGATACAACAACCTTTAGATAATTTAGGATCTGATAAAGCTCAAACAGACATAAAAGCAGTTGGTGTTCATGCATCCCAGGATGCAACCATTGCTTGCGATGGATTTACAGCCTCAACAGCTGGCGTATTAAAAGCTGGTGATATGATTAAATTTGCAAATCATAGCAAAGTTTATATGGTGCAAGACGATGTAACCAGTAACGGCTCTGGAGCTGCAACAGTATCTATTTCACCTAATTTAGTTGCTGGCCTAGCTGATAATGAAGTTGTAACTATGAATAAGCCAGCCATTACAGTTTATCTATCTACTGGCGAACTAATGTATTCAACAGATCCATCTGGATTCTATTCAATTTCGTTTGATGTTCGTGAGGTTATAGCTTAATGCCAAGGACAT